CAGGAGATAATTTATTTATTACAGGAAGTGCTACCGATGCTATATATAAAATACCTTTAGATGTTGCTTGGGATATATCTTCAGCAAATACTCAAGTTACTATAATAGGTACTCCCTTGTATATACAAAACCCTCTAGCAGATAATCAAAGTTATCTTCAAGACGTATACAAAATAGATCAACTTGAAGGGTTGAACGAGCAGGTAGCTAGTTTTAGCCTTGTATCGTGGCTTCAGTATTTTAAAATAGTTACCCCTAAGCGTAAATATTATAAAAATACTTGTCAATGGGTATATAAAGGTCCTGAGTGCCAATATCCAGGAGCGTCTTTAGGTGGAGCACTCCGTGCTATTCCAGGTACTAGCCCTACACTATACGCTAATACTAATCCTATAGCAGCTAATAATATGTCAATGCCGATAACAGGTAATAGTATTGCTGATAATGCTACTGATGTGTGTGCAAAATCATTAACAGCTTGTACACTACGTAATAACTCTATTCATTATGGTGGATTCTCAGGTGTAGGCAGGACAGTGCCACAGATGTGATTCTTGAGAGCTAGCTTATCTGATAGCATTATGGAATAAACCTTAAAAAAAAGTTGGTAAACTTCAGAAATCTCTCATATAATACTTATATTGGAGATTAATTTTGATAGATACTGACTTTAACTTAGAACAATATAAACAATGGATACTTAGTATAGTTACTAATAACTCTTACTCAGATAAAGATAGATACTTAGAAGCGCTATATCAATTTGATGAAGCCCCTGGTACTATTTTAAAAAAGAAAGACTGTACCTATGGGTATAAACAGCTATTTGGTAACTTTTATAAAGATAAACCAACTGCTGTTTGGTTAAATAGGTGGCTACTACAACTATATGGTGACTATAAATATTGTAAAAAATGTGCTAAAATACATAGTAAAAACGAGTTTATGAACTCTGGAAAATTATGGGACGGTTTACGTTCTGAGTGCAAAGTTCAAGAGAGCTTTTACAACCTTACTAGAGATAAAGGTAAAAAAAGATTAT